GAAGTATTCGAAACTGATAGCCGAAGAAATCTTCTTATCTGCTGCCGTGCCTACGGGTGGGTCGGAAGAAAGTTCCGAACCTCAGTAATCATCTCGTTGCTTTGAGCGACACCATTTCTTATTCGCTTGCTTGCGCCTATCGATAAATGTTTGCGCACGGGTTCGCAACCCGTCTGAGAACGCAGTCTTGTCTATCTCGTTCCACTTACGATTACGACGCTTTTTCACTTCTCTACCTTGCTCAATAGATTGAGAATGAGCTGAACTGCGCCATCGTCATCTGTGAATACACCACCGTCTACTGCTGCGCCAACGACTGAGCGCTTGCTCTCTATGAGGTTGTAAATATCCTCATCTATCGTTCCCTTAGCAACTAGATAAGTGGCAGTTACCGAACCCTTCTGCCCAATGCGATGTAAGCGAGAGTAAGTTTGGTCTACATCTGCCGGCGTCCAGGGTAGTTCCACGAATAGACACTCCTCTGACGCAGTGAGTGTGTGTCCTGTCTTTGCTGCCTGAATAGATAGAACGATTACGGGTGCTTCACCTACGGGCAGCGTCTGAAACTTGTGCTTATTTACCTCAACATCATCTACGGACATACCACCCTGAATGCGTAAGTTACCGTGTCGTCTTGCGATTTCATCGACAATATCCCTGTGATGAGCAGCAACGACTACCTTGCGACCAGCATTCACTCGCTCGTCTATCCACTCGTTTACGATTTCCATCTTTGCCTTTGCTGCCAGCCTTCGTAGTACCGACAGTCGAACGAGATGTTCGTTCGCTTCTGCTCTAATCATTGCTGCTACTGCTGCTCCGTACTGTGGCTTCCCTTGCTCAATAGCAAGCGCACGGGCTCGCTCGGCAATGTAGAGAATGATGTCCTTTTCTGCCTTGTCGTACTCTTTCATCGCCTGAGCACTTCCCTCTACGACAAGCTTGCTATGTATTACGGGTGGAAGTTCCGAAAGTACCTGCTCTTTCGTTCTGCGAATGTAGCAAGTGCCACGCAGACGGTCATTGAGTTCGTCTAGATGCGAATGTCCACTGATATTCCACTGACCGAAACTATCTTGATACGCAGCACAGTAGCGCCGATAGAAACCCCATAGCCCACCAAAGTCTTTTAGGCGACCAAGAATGTCGAGTTGCGACGCATACTCATTGGGTCTATTCGTTACGGGTGTGCCGGTAAGACACAAGATAAGTCCCTCTTTCGGAGCGCTACGGGCAATCTTTACTGCTGCCTTGGTTCGCTGAGCAGTCGGCGTCTTTGCGTAATGGCTTTCATCAAATACATACGAGCGATGATTGAGTAGTTGCTTTTCCCAAGTAGAGATGTTGCTGTATCCAACTACGACAACATCATAAGAACCACTATCAGGGAATACTTTACGATTAGTAACTGTCGCAACTCTACGATGTGGAAGCCACTTTGTGTATTCATTCGCCCAGTTGAGAACAAGGCTTGGTGGGCATACGACAACAGCAGGATAACTATCGTGAACATATTCGAGTGTTGCCAATGCTTGTATGGTCTTGCCCAAACCCATCTCGTCTGCGATGAACGCTCTACGGGCGTTAGATGCGTACGAAACGCCGGCTCTTTGGTATGGAAGTAACTGACCACTCAAACCAGATATTGATATCTCTGCGTCAGTAGACCTAGATGCCTCAATGAGCGCAGACATCTCGCTTTCGACCGTAGATGCCATCTGTGATATTTCTGCGTCTACGGATACATCGAACGATTTAGCCCAACTCATAACACTAGATACAGATGAAAGTGGGGCAGTCCATGCATACGCCTTTGAGTTCCAAGAGACTGCTGGTATCTGTTTGACTGCCTTGATGATTACCCTTTCGTACGGGAAGCGCATAACAATCATTCCGTCTTTGAGATAGACACACCGTGACGAGCTTGGAGATACTGAGCCGTTCATTCGTGGAACAGTAAAGCGCATTGCGTCAATGGCGACATCAAACTTATGTCGTAAAGCGAACTGTCTCCCCTCATCAATCGAGGTAATCGGAAGTCTCCATACACGCCCAAGTTTGTCCCACTTAGCGCCGGGTATCGTCTTGATTTCTGCCACCTGGGTTGGGTCAAATGGGAAATCTAATATTATTTCGTTCTTATCTAGGTAGAGCTTCACAATCTCTAATGATACCTAGGTAAACCGGCAAGCCCACAGCATTTGGTTGGAGAACCGATGGGAACTGCGCTGTGAGCCTGCCGGTCCTAGAAGCAACATTAGCACCAGGAGAACAGACTTATCTAAAACCATAAAATATCGGGAAAATATGGCTAAGATAGCTATGGGTGGAAAACCGGAGGAACTATGGGACAGAAAGACAAAGTTGTAATTCTCGTATTGCTAGTCGTAACGTATCTGGTATTAAAGTTCGATAATCGCATCAGCAGGCGTGACTAATGGCAAGGAACTTACCCTGGCATTTACTGCGTCGCAACAATTATGCGACAGATAAAGAACGAGAACGACGAATGGAAATCTGTCGCTCTTGTCCTGAATTCATTCGTGCCACCCAGCAATGCGCCGTATGTGGGTGCTTTATGCATCTAAAAACGAAACTGCGTGAAGCAGAGTGTCCAGTACAGAAATGGGGAAAGCAATGAGTAGAGCATTACCACCACTATTTACTTGCATCGTCTGTGGGCTAACCGTGAGACCAGGCGATATGAGTGCTGAGAGAAAAGCCATAGTGTGGCTTAAATCAAAGGGTTCGACGATATCTCAGGTTGTAGAAGAACTCCACGAATATAAACATTCAGCTTGCCGTGACGAGAAAGATACCGGTGGGATACAGGACGCATTGTTCTAGATAAGTCCTTACGCCATCGACGCATAAAGATATGAGAAAATAGATGCTGATTGATATGGCTAAAAAGAAAAAACAGGACGAGCCAGTAGAGCAGCCCCAGTATGTACGGCGTACTGTTCCAGTCAAAGATGCTGCAACGGTAACCGGTAGGGCACGAAAGCGTGGGCGCTACAAGTGCTGTGGCTGATTAGTAACTTATTTAGTTACTAATTCTCGTGTAAGTATTTCTCCACTGAGACGGAGAGTGCGACTCTTCGATGGCTTTCTTATGTTCGTTATCTTCGTACAAACGAATGATATGTAGACACGGGTCGCCCTCTTCGAACTCTTCATCCTCTGATGGCGCAGTGGGTAATCCGTCGTGTGTGTAGCACACGGGTGGTCCGCACCAGCCATTCTCGATGCCAATGCGGACCCACTCATCAAATGAGATGTCCTTGTTGTCTGCGCTTCCAGATATTTGAGCCATTTCCGTCCTTTCAATTCTTAATGGCTTCATATCTTGTTACTAGGCGATACGTACCGGAGATACGAGCGATGAGTCAACGAACGAAAGTGGCTTGCGTGTGGACACTCGTGGTGTCTGAGCTTTTGTTGCCTTCTTCTTCGCCGGTGCTTTCTTCGCAGGCTTCTTCTTTGCAGGAGCCTTCTTCGCAGGCTTCTTCTTCGCCGGTGCTTTCTTGGCTGGCTTCTTCTTAGCCGGTGCCTTCTTCTTTGCAGGCGCTTTCTTAACTACCTTCTTCTTTGTTGCCATTTTGTTCTCCTAATTGGTACTAGCCAGAAGTAAATGCATCTGGCGTAGGGAAGACTAGCGCATCCGGAGCCAAACGGCAATACAACTACATAAGTAGCCATATGGGTAAAAAAATAGCCATATGGGACCAAAAAAATAATTTGTGGCAGAGGTTGTGAATGGTTGTGGGGAGGGGCTAGGGTGCTCATAACCCTTACGGGGAAGTAAACATCACCTAGAACAGGAGAGCCGAAATGGCGACCACCACCCAGCGCAAAGCGCCTGGAGCAAGCGCAGCACAGCTTGCAGCAGTACTGGCAAAGTCAGACATTGCCAGCTCAATCAGCAACAAGCAGGTCATCTCAGACATGGCCAAGCTCATCAGTGGAATGGGAGTCAGCGTTCCAAAGCGCATGACACCACCTGCACCGATGAACACCATCAAGAGTGCACCACTTCCAAAGTTGAGCAACCTTGACTCGATTCTGTTGACTCTTATCACGAATCAGAATGAATGGTTCCTCGTCCTTGCAGGCACGACAAAGCGTCAGGCAAGCAAGCGCTTCCGTAAGCTTGGACCAGCAATCGAGGTTGCCACCCGAATCAATGACAGTGGAACCGTTGACCACTACGCCCGATACACCGGCGCTGAATTCAGTGACGAGGGCAAGGTGCGGATGGCCAAACTCACAGAGAAGCTGACCATCATTCAGAAAGCAGCGTCTGACGGAGTCACTCGTCGTTCTACTACCGGAACGCTGAATGGACCAGCTTCACTCACTCACGCAGTAAAGTATCCACTCAATAAGACAGAGCGCACATTTCTTGATGTGGTTGCCCGTCCGAATGAGCAGATTCTTGTCCGTGAGAATGCAACGTCCAACGATGAGTTCTTTACCTTCCGTTGGAAGTGGTCACGTCGCTACGGGTTTGACCTCTCCCAGTTCACCATCTCTCAGCGTCGTCAGGACAATGGGATGTACAACATCTACGCCCAGTACACGCCGAACGCAGATGGGACGATGAACTCGAGCATGCGTGAGTTTGTTGAGTTCCTCCACAAGAAGCCACTGATTCCCAACCCAAACTTGGGTCGCAAGGCGTGGAAGACAACGGACATTCAGGTCATCAAGAATGATGCCCAGGAGTCGGTGAAGCTGTAAGGCTCGCCTAACTCGGCGCTTAAAAAAGCCAGAAATTCCACCTCGGGTTCCAGCTGCCATGGCGCCCGGGGTGGATTTTTCTATTTTCCCACTTTTTTAACAATCGCCCCTTACTAGATAAGTGCCGGCATGTCTTAAAGCGGGGCTCGGGACGAGGCAGGGAACAAACCCACCACACTTATCTAGTGAGTGTTGTTGTCGGCGTGATACTTACCTAGATAAGTACCACGCCAACGAACAGCATTAGAGATACTCGATGATGTCTCCATCAGCAATCTCACTCACATCACACTCACGGAAATCAGCAATCGCTTGCCAAGCGTCATCATCGGTGAGCGTTCGCTTGCCAGAACGAATGTCCGATGGGAGCAAATCCCACCAAGAGCGTGCCTCACGCTCGTAAATCTCGTAGAGTGCCACTTCGTCATCTGCCGAGAACGACAGCACCGATGGATAGAGTGCTGTCTCGTAGAAGTAGTCTGGGTCTAGTTCCAGACCAGAGACGGTGATAGAGCCGTCATCTTCGGCAACAACCACTTCCACTTCGTAGTAGTTGTTCTCTGCCTGAATGATGATGGGCTGTTTGTGTGGTGACGAAACTAGTTCTCCTAGTTTGTCGGCACGAACGCTCGTCTCGCTTCGCTTCCTAATGTCGGTAATCATTTTTCCCCTTCTGTTGGTACTTATCTAGTTAGATGATGCGAACCTGAACGCCAGACCATTCGCCAGCAATGCGCCCGATGCGCTCACCAATGAGCGAGAGTGCGTCTTGGACAGCGTTCTCAATGAGAGAGTTGATTTCGTCTCTCTTGTCATCAAGCACCGAGCGAGCGTCATCATCAAGCGTCGTGACCTCAACGGGGAAGTAGAACTCAACAGCAACGGTTGCTCGCTTGTCACGAATGTCCACTTTCGTCGGGTTCTTCGCCCACCAGTAGATTGAGTCACGCACGGCTGTATCTTCCCATTCGCCGTGATTGGCGCAGAACTCGCTGTCTGCGAGCAGAACCTCTTTGATGAACACGAAACGCTCATCGTGGTTGAGGTCATCGGGCATTGCGTCAAGTGCTTCGTTGAGTTTCTGAGCGAGAGCGATTTCTCCCTCGTTGGTGAACATTGCGAATGTCGTCATTTCGTTTCCCCTTCGGTTGGTACTACGAGCGTACAAATAGCATTTCAGATTTATCCGCCACTTTTACCCGACCCACCCGACAGCCACATACACCTCTCATACACATCGGCTTTGGAAGCCCCGGCGATTGTGTTGCGATTTCGCAATCACACTTATCTAGATAAGTATCGGCGTTCTAGTTGTCCGTGTGGCAATCGCAAGTGTGTGGCTTGCTCGTCAATCCGTTGAGAACGGCAACCAAGCCAAGAGCGCAACTGCGAGTGCGAGCGAGGAACGGCTTGCCACTCTCTACTTCGTGGAGAGTTTCTGTCGGTTCGTGGACTATGCCCCAACCGTCAAACACTCCGTCAAGGTTCACTACTTTGAGTTCTACGACTGCGTACTCAGGTGTCTTTATGTCCATACGACGAGCGTAGGGTACGGCGAACGGACTTATCTAGTACCTATTGCCAAGGGTGAGAGAGCGTCAGCACTTCGCTCTCTGAGCGTCGTGTGATGTAGGCAATCACTTCGCTCTTGGCAATCTGCTGTTGTAGTACGCACGGCGTACCGTCAGGATTCTGAAACCGATTAGCGAACCACTCAGCACGATTACGGTCAGTAGTCCACGAGATTCCATCTTCGTTGAGTCCGTGAATACAACCACGATAGACAGTCAGCGTGTCGGGCAGGGCGTTGAGTTCGGCAATCTCATCTTCGGTCATCAGCAAGTGTCGGTCAGCACGGTCAGCACCGAATAGGTCTGCCCACTCATTTATGTTCTGATGTGCGTTCTCCGTGTCTGTCCAGATTTCTCCGAGTATCTGCCAATACTGAGCGTCAGTAATGTCTGCGCCGATTTCATCTATCAGCGAGATAAATGCTTCTAGGCGGTAGGGGCGTTCGTGTAGCCAGATGTATCGCTCGTACTCGCACTTATCTAGTGCTTCTTCTACTGCTTTGCGCTTCTGCTCGTACTGCGAGTTCACGATTCCAACCGTCACCGAATCAAGTGGCATAAACCAGATGACCAACGGGTGATGAATCACCTGACCAAATGTGTCGTGTGGGTGAACATAGTCGGCAAGGTCTGGGTGGAGTTCAGTAAGCGTCATACCTGAAATGCTACTGCGACCCAATCAGATTTACAAGGATTTGCGACCACTTTGCGCCGACCACCCCGACGAACAAGATTTCGCAGAAATCTCGTATTTGTTGTGGGAGCCCCGGCTGTTGCCTGAGCTGCGGGGCTTCCTCGGTTTCGCTGTCCTGCGAACTCGGGTGGGTCGGGGGGAAGTCGTTTGCTGTGGCGTGTGTTGTTCTCTCTCCTTGTCGTTGTGTTCGCCGTGCGCTGTGAACTGACTAGATAAGTCCGTTCCACTTGGGGTACGCTTGTCTTGTCGGGGGAGAAGGTCTCCCCCAAAGGGGGGAAGCAATGTCCACAGTCACCACCAACGAACGGTCGGGGGAGATTCCTGACGACCTATCGGCAGAGGCAGGAACAGTTCGCCACAAGCGCATTCGCATCGCCGACTGCCACGGAACGGAAGTCCCCGAAGCGTGGACTCACCCGTCATTCGCAACGCTTGACGAACAGTTGGCTCGGATTGCCACCATTCAGGGCGACGACGCAGCGTTCGCCACGAGCCTTGTCCAGCAGTTCACCAAGACAGGCAAACTGTCTCCGAAGCAACTGGCGTGGGTCGGTCGGCTCTATCGCAAGTACGCCGACAAGGTCTCTGTGTTGCGCTCAATCGCACTCAATCACGATTGGCGACAGGTCGGGTCAATCACCCACTACGCCAACCACAGGCTCGGCACTTACTCGGGCACGGACTACCACAAGTGCGTGAAGTGTGGCGAGTGGGGCGAGACCTACGAGAGCAACAACTACTCGGGCGACTAGGACTTATCTAGTTAGTTTCTCCCCCGAGAAATCGGGGGAGAGGCTTATCTAGTCATTAGTGCTGGAAGCGTGTTCTTGCCTGTTCAGGAACTCTTGCTTGATACGAGCGTGGATAGCGTCTAACTGGTAAGCGTACTCATCAAGCGACATTGGGAATCCCCACTCAATGTGTGTGTTCAGGAAATCTGCGAAATCCGAATCAAGACCTTCCCACGCATTTGAGAGTGCGAAGGCAGAGCGAACAAACGCACCCAACGCTTCTACGAACGCTTCTGCCCTATCAAGGACTTGGAACGAATCCTCTCCTGCGATAAGCGAGAGAGTGCTTCCACAATCCCACATCACATTCGCAACCCTGTCGCCAAATGGTGAATCGTGAACAGCGACAACTGTTCCAGTATCGCCTGAACGCAGTTTCGTGTACGGGTCGTTCGTGTGAACAAGCCGAATCCTTCCACCAACAAGTGCCGAATCAAAGTGGGTAGTCATTCTGTTTCTCCGTTTCTAGTAGGTCTCGCCAACGCTAGCGACAGACGAAAGCAATCACAACAGCGACAGAAATCGTTGGACTTTGCGCCGACCACCCCGACAGTCCAAACCAAATCTTGCGATGGAAGCCCCGGTGAACCGCCTTGCGGCGGGGCTCACAAACGAAGGGTGGCTCACGGGTGGGTCGGGGGTGAGTGGTGTCGCACGGGTGGGTCGGGCGAAAGTCGGCGTGGGGGCGACGACAACGAACCGACGCTGGAAGGTTGGTGTGGGTCTGATAACTGACTAGATAAGTGCGAGCGAGCCAACGGCTGTGAGCAGAGCCGTGAATAGATACTAGATAAGTCTGTGCCTACCTGTGTACGCTGTATTTATGGTACTGACCGAAGGGGGCAGACAATGAGTAATCAAGTTCCGACTAATGACCTAGACCGTGCTGTGGCGTATCTAGAAGCCAACGCACAACGCAGTTCGTTCCTTGCGAGCCTACTCAACTATTTCCAGCGATACGGCACACTTACGCCGAAGCAACTGAGTTCCGTGCTGACGAACATTGAGAAAGACCGTGCGAGCCAGCGAAGCAACGCTAACCCTGTGACCGAAGTGGGTATGTATCGCAACGCCGAAGGCGTGTTCCGTGTGAAGCAGAGCAAGCAGAGTGGCAACTTGTACGCTATGCGTTTCGTTCCCGAAGCAACGGTGAAGTCCGAGCGTTTCGTGTACGAGCGTGGTGGTATTTACAAGTTGTCGGCTACTGACCGTATGACCGTTGAGCAAGCGCAAGAACTTGGTGCGCTTGTCGGTATGTGCTGTGTGTGTGGTGCTGACCTGACTGATGAGAAGTCGGTGCGAGCAGGTATCGGTCCTGTGTGCGCCAAGCGTGTGTAAGTAACTAGATAAGTTCCAACGAAAGGGGATACTAATGAGCAAGCCAAGAGACAAGCACTCATCATTGAGCGACTATTCGCATTGGGGCGAGGAAGCACCCATTGTGAAAGCGCAAGAGGACAAGTGGGCTGATTACTACCGTGATGAGCCAAGCGACGACGAGTATTGGGGAGACTACGAAGTATGACCGACATTGACTACGGATACGACGAGCGTGAACTGACGCACGACGACTGTTTGGGCTTTCACCCTGACAGTCCGTGCGAAGGCAAGGTGGAACTACACCTGCCATACCGTGAGCGTTCACTTACGCAAGCGTTCCCACGCTGTGAGAAACACTACGACGAGTATCTCACGAACTGCGAGAAGCGTGACGAGCGTGAGCGTGAATACGAAGCGAGCCTGTATTGCGTTCACGGCACTTTCATTGGTGACGCTTTCGGTGCTGACTATCTGTGTTCGCTGTGCGAGGCGTGGTAATGACTACGCCGAACTTTGATGACCTGAGCGACGACGAGATGAATAAGTTTGTTGAGCGAGCCATTGACTACCTAGTGGGTCACAACTTTATTCCGTTCATTGACGACGACTATCTCAGTACGAAGTACGCCGACGCTGTAATGGATAAGGCTGAGGAACTGTGGGCTGACGAGCACCTGAGCGATTAGGTCACGACACTTATCTAGTCAGTATCTATGACTAACTAGGTAAGTGGCGAACTACGCCAATGTGCGAGTTGTTGGTCACGAATACGGTGAGCCTTACGAGGCTGATGTGTGATGTGCTGTCTCACACCTACCTTGATGAGCAGGTGTTACACCCCAACGAGTTCCACTTATCTAGTGAGTTATGAGCGACCAGCAGACAACCCTGACCAACGAGAGATGTGCTTTCACTTCTCACCGACCCACCCGACGCACCCAGCACCCACCGAGCGAGGAAGCCCCGGCGAACGCCTTCGGCAACGGGGCTCACAAGGCAGGGGCAGGTGGGTCTGCCCGTCGGGGTGGTCGGGCGAAAGTCTCGTGATGTTTGCGCTTGTCTCTCGCAAGCGAACTGACGAGAGAGAAAGAGAACTGACTAGATAAGTTGCCCCATAACTGACTAGATAAGTCTGATAGGTGACGACTATCGTGGTGAGTGGCAATAACGCCAGACACCGAAGGGAAGGTATCTACCAATGAGTACCGAACTGCGAGTAGCACTCGCAACCGAGAACGACCTGAACGACAAGTTCAGTTACGACGAGCCGAAAGCGTTGCTGTTCAGCCTGAACGGCGTGAACGACTACGGCTTGGGCGAAGTCATCAAAGAGCATTGGCACGGAGATGTGTACGAACTGCTCGCAAGCCCGAAGGCACGAAGCGTCGCCAAGGACAGCGAGTTTGTCGCCATACTCACTTGTGGTTGGGCTTCGCCCATCACCGAAGATGGCGACGACGAAGTCGCACCGAGCCAGCACCCACAGCGTCGCCGTGTGCGTCTGTTCATTGTCGCAAGTCGCAAGGGCGTGGCGAGTGTTCTGCGCTTCCGTGACGACCCCGAGAACCCGATTACCGACGACGGACAAGCACGGGGAAGCCTTGCCGACGCTGTTCAGCAACTGTTCGCCCGAGCCGACGCAGAACTGAACTAACCCCACACGCAAGCGAGAGAACGCCCACCACTCACCCCCTGAGTGGTGGGCTTCTTTCTTGCCCGAGAACTTATCTAGATAAGTACGGGCAGGTGCGAGCAAGACAACTAACTAGATAAGTGCCGTGCCGACCGAGTGAGCCCCGCAGAACAACCAGCCACCGGGGCTTCCACGCTCACACGCCGAGTGTGTCCGTCGGGGTGGTCGGGCGCAAGTGGCGAGATTCTGTCGTTCGCTGAGCGCACCTGAATCGTGGTGAGTAACTAACTAGATAAGTCTGAATGACTGCGAGTACCGTAGTGACTGCGAGTAATCCCGATACCTACTAACGAAGGGACGAGACAATGGATAGACGAATGGCGCAAGCACTAGATAGATACCTGACGAGTGCGCCTGAATGGACGCCAACACTGATTGACGCAACTAACTACTCCGATTGGCACGACAACGATTGTGTGAACGAGCGTTACTGCGAAGTGTGCAAGCGTGCAGTCGGCTGGATTCAGTTTGAGAATCACGGCGACATAGTAATGCAGTACCCATTCTGGCAGATAGACGAAGACGGCGAACGAGTATGGTGCGAGCCTTGCTACGACGCTGAGCACTACGAGCCTGAGTACGAGACTTACTACGGACTGCCAGACAATGACTGATTAGATAAGTCTGAATGTCGTGAGTTAGTATGGCATTGTCTCCACTCACAACCTAAGGGGGTTACTAATGGGACGGTTATCACTAGACGGATTCCGTGAAGTCGCTGACGACGACACGGCACTCCGTTGGCACTTGCAATCCAATCACTATCCACCTATTCCGAGCGTAATGATTGAGCCTTGCAAGGTTGCAATCGCTAACGCCAATGCAGGCGAATGGCACGCCGAGATTCAGTTACCTGACGGAATCCTATGGCGTGGCAACACCACCTGCCCGACTCACGCACTCATTGAGCACGCACACCTAGACGGATTCTTAGACGACAATGAGTAACGACAACGAGACTCCGTATCAGTATCGTGCACCTAAGGGAGAGTGTGCATACTGCGACCACGCCACTGAGATTGACGACAGAATGGCTCCACCACACACTGCAAGCCCACGCTGTCGTAGTGGTCGCCACAATCACTGCACCTGCGACACTTGCTACTAATCCGAGTCCTGCACCTAACGCTTGCCCACCGAGCGTTAGGTGCAAGGGACTTATCTAGTTAGTTACTACGAGCCCTGCCAATCGGCAACGGCATACTGCGAGCGCATACACGCCGACCTGCCTGCCCACGCCTGCGAGCGTGCGAATCTCTTATCTAGGTAAGTCTCTCCGACTGCGAACTACGAGCGTGAACTTGGCACTTCGCACCGACCACCCCGACGGCACGCAACCTGCGAGCGACGTTGTGAGCCCCGCAGCTGGGCTTATCGCCGGGGCTCACACGGTGAGAGAGCGTTTGTGGTTTGGCTCTATCGTCGGGTGGGTCGGCAGAAAGTCGGATTTATTTCTCTGCTATCCAAGATAAGTCTGTTCGCCTATCACTAGACTGCGAGGTATGAAACAACACACGATTACCTTCGGCTCAACGAGCGTTACGGTAACGAGAGATGAGTTGGTATCTGCTTGCGCTCAGGCAGGTATCCGAGTTGAGGTCATTTGCGATACTGCGAACGACCCAAGCACACCGACCTACACCGACCCGACTACGGGCTTCATCACTTGGGAGTGACTGTGAGTAACTATCTAGATAAGTACGACTACCAGCGTCAAGTTCGTATCAACGCTCACTACCGTTGGCTTGCTCGCTGTTTGAGAAACTTCGTATTGGCTGTAATCATTACTTGCGTCATTCTTGGGCTTCACCAATACAACACCAATAAGGCTGAGGCATACACCTGCTATGGAGATAAGGTCACGGTCATAGCGTGGGATACTCTATGGCGTATCGCTGAGGAATACTGCTCAGGCAACATCAGTAATGCGACAGATGACTTAGTAGATAAGTACGGCACGACCATTCAGATAGGTCAAGTAATAGACCTACCGAGACAGGACTAACCGTGAAACACTTATTCCTTGTAGTTGCTGAGGCAGATGACGAGGGCGAGGGCGTATCGTTCTCGCTAGATGACGACACGATAGACCAAGTGTTAGGTGGCTGTATCTACAACGACAAGACAGGTCAGTACGAGAAAGTACCAGCGCACCTAGACGCAACTGACGACAGAATACGGAAGCGCATAATCTCTGCGCTTGGCATTTAGTCTCTCTCACTTATCTAACTAGATAAGTCATCACTCACACTCATTCATTCGCCAGCTCGACCGAATAAGCCCCGCAACTGAACCACGCGCCGGGGCTTCCTCGCTCAGGGGCTTGCGAGGCAAGTGCGTGTCGTCGGGTGGGTCGGGAGAAAGTCGCAGAATGTTCGGGTCACTCTCATCAAGTCTCCAACTGAATGACGGTGGTGGAAAGCAATAGCAGAAGTGACTAGATAAGTGGCTAGATAAATCTGTTCCACAGTCGGTATGGTGGTCTTGTCGGATAACAACTAAACACCGACAAGGAGAACCGAAATGTCCACAGTCAAAGTCAAGGTGAAGGTGAGTACGCTCATCTCTCACTTGGAGAAGGCTCTTGCCGAGCGTGAGGCTCGTTACAAGAACCAAGAGAAAGAGCAAGCCAAGTACGAGAAGGCAGTTGAGGCATACAACCTCGCCGTGCTGAAACTCATCAAGGCTGGCAAGGGTGAAGTTGAGGAAGCATCTCGTAACCACTACTACGAGCGTCACGCCAAGAACAAGGGCAAGGCTTCGTTCAGCGTCACCATTCTGCTCCCTGTTGGCTCTCTCCCAGACGAGCCAGAGCGACCAGAGACATACAACGACTACGAGTGGAAGCGTGAGCGTGAGGAAATCACGCAAGCCATTCGTGTGCTGAAACTCACCGAGGAACAGTTCGTGAGCGCAAGCACATACGCTTCGGTGGCGAAGTACCTCTAACCCCCTTCCCAACAACGCCACCGAGTTCGGTGGTGGGCTGACTGACTAGATAAGTCACCAGCCCACCACCACCCAA